TCAAGAAACTTTCAAGAAACGCCCGCGGGAATCGCGGGGCTGAAGGCGCGCACGTTCGGCCCGGGTACGGGTGGAGACTACCACGGGGGACACGTAGGCTACCACGCCATCGCAGTATACGGGCGCAGGGAGTAGCGCCGCCCCGATAGGAGCGACTACCGCGAGGATGACGGGGAGGGCGCACAGGACGAGACAAGCGAGCATGGTATACCCCATATGCAATATGTTGCAGGTTTAGGATTAGCCGCTATGGAGCGGATAGATTCGAGCGTGCTGAAAATCTACTATTTGTAGATCCCGGTATAGGAATAGCATAATACAGAAAGAACGCCGAGAAAGGCCGGCTATGGATACCTATACAGGTGTCCAGTGTGATCTAAGCGGCCACAGTGTCCCCCCCCCTTCGTGGGTTTCCCGACGGGGGGAGAAGCGGGGAAGGCGGCGGGTTCCTCGAAGCATGCCTCCTACTATCCAGCTATCCCCGTGTACGGCAAGAGATAAGGTACACTATTATCGAAGACTCTTGTACCCGGGTAGGGTTATCCGCCTACAACGCCGGCTATCCCGGTGCGTACCAGGCACGGGGATAGCCGGGTAGCCCCATGGAGTAGCCCGGGGCTTCCTCGACCTCGACCTCGACCTCGACCACGGGCGCGACCTCGACCTCGACCTCGACCTCGACCACGGGCGCGACCTCGACCTCGACCACGGGACGGGGGTAGCCAGCAGCTCCGGAGGCCCGGGTAGCCCCATGGAGTAGCCCCTACCCGCGTGAGTTGGGTGTACCCTCCCCCTTTCCGTGTCACCTAACCCTATCCAGATAGGCTATTGACACGGATATTCGCGTTTGGCCAACTCGGTTTGGTTGTAACCCCAGGGGGGGTGCTACCGAAATGTTACATTCCAATATGGGGCCCCACCCCGCCCTGCAAAACGCCGAGCATTTAGCAAGAATGTACCTTGTTGTATGCTCTAAAGGGGCGTACACCTTTAGAACCGCCGCCTTTTCCACGGAGGCGCTTAGTTTTTCGGAGCAGAGTAGCTTATTGTGTGCTGGGTGTGTGCGTACACCTGCTCAGATGGCGCTAAACCGTCGTCTCGGCGGGTGTGTTGGAGCGTCGTCAGTCAAAAGTGCTGTGTTGGGGGCCGTTGGTCCTCTCCACACAAGGAAAAGCCTTTTGGGGGTCAAAGGAGTACCTACCCCAATAAACGCACAGGTGTTCATTTGTTGCTACAGGTACTCCTTTACGGTTCAACGCCGGTTTTTTATTATGGGGGTGTCGCGGACGCGCGCCTCCAGTCAGTTTTGGGGGTTTTCTCGGCGTTCTATCGCACGAAAACGGAATCATTATAGATTCTATAGGTTTACGCACCCCCGATTCGTCACTTCTCGGCGTTGTAACTGGATCGGGGGGGTCTATTTTTCGCCGCAACCTACAAACCCAATTCCAAAAGAAGTTGTGTGGTTACTACACTATATCGAGTCAGGTGTTCAGTGAAAAATACTGAACGCCTGACTCGATATAGTGTAGTAACCACACAACTTCTTTTGGAATTGTCGTTTGAGGTTGCAGGTGTTTTTGTGGCGTTGTTCCTATGTATCGAGTTGCAGTACCTCTATCTACGTTGACAAGAGGTACAAGGAGCGGTAGGGTGCAGATCGAGGCCAGAAACGCATGCAAACCCGCCCCCTTTCACAAGCAGAACTGCAAGCACGGTGGCCATCCCTGGTAGTGGTTCCCCCGGATATGGGGGATGCCCCCGCCCCCTCCGTGTGCCGGGAGGTAATGCTGTTTGAGGACGTGATGCTGCGGGTGGGGGACGACGTGGAGTTCTCCTCCGTGCAACAGGTGGACAACAAGAGGGGCCTGCTCCAGATGTTCCTGGACAGGGGGAGGGTGTTGGTGACGGAGCATCGGGTGAAGGGAGCCACGAAGTTGTGCAGGCCGCATATGTGGCAGATCCGTCGTGTGTACCGGGAGGGGGTGGAGGTCATCCGCCAGGCGGGGCTAATCCTTCCACCTGTCCCTCTCCCCTTGGACAAGGACGCCCGCTGGGACGCACGCACACAGAAGCGCTGCGGGGGGAGGACGGCGGCCCGCCCCACCAAGGAGATGCTGCTGTCGCTCCCAACCCCCTGCGTGCAGGAGGTTCAAGAGGGTGACGTGGTGGCGTACCGGGGACACGGCAGGAAGGAGGTACGGGTCATTGTGATGCTGGTGTGCTGCACGCCGGGGATGCAGGATGTGGTGATGTGTCGTTACCGGGGGAACAGCGGGAGGTTCCAGGTGAAGTTCGCAGAGGTGCGGAAGGTGTGGAGGCATCATCATCTGGTGGCGATCCGCGAAGACGTTCGCGCCGAAGAGATGGCGTAGCCATGCCCCCAGCGAATCGGTCCGCCCTGCTCCTCTCGCCCAGGCCACCCCCGCCGGTGCGGGAGGAGTATGAAGACCCCCAGAAGGAAGAGAGGGCTATCGTCACCATCGAGATGCTCTCGACGGGACAGGTGGAGAAGACGGTCGTGCGCCATCTGGTGCGCGCCTACGCCATCCCTCCTGCACAGGCCAGGGCTGAGTACGCCGAGGCGGTCGCACAACTTCAGAAGCACCTGGATGATGAGGGGGCGATCAACGCCGTCCACGCGGGAGCGCTCGCGCGCATCCAGATTCTCCAGCGCAGGTTCTTGGAGATCGCCCTGGAGCCCATCTTCCCCCGGGTGCGCGAGGTGCCGGGCTCCGACCCTGACAACCCCGACGGCGCTGGCGCTATCTGGCGCATGCTCACCCCCGGGGAGCATGCGAGCGCGGTCGGCGCCCGCGCCCAAGCAGCGAAGGTATCGCTACAGGCGAACGAGGTGCTGGTGAAGATCACAGGGAGGCGCTCGACCCGATGGGCGGAGAAGCCGCAGAACGTGGTCGTCGCCCTGTCGGGTGCGGGCCTGTCCGATGCGGACCGGCGACTTCTGGAAGACCTGGGGATGAAGGGATGAGCCTCACCCTCAAACAGCGGGCGGATGCCGTCCGGCGTGCCAACGACCCCGAGGTGTTCCCGAGCGTGTGCCGGATCACGCGGATGGACGGATCGGTCGGGCCAATCGAACTGACGGGAACGCAACATATTCTCGTTTGGTACTTCATAAGGCACGCTTGGACCTACACAAACAAATACCGCCAAGCCGCCAGTTCGACGGTGCATGTAGCGGACCAGCTTCGCTACGTGTCGTACACGCCCGGGGCGATGGGGATGGTGATCGGGGACAAGGAGGACACGTACAAGGAGCTGATCCGGCGGCAGGGCATCATGTACAACAGCCTCCACGAAGCGATCCAGACCCCGCTCGCGCGGCCCACGTCGTCGGAGATGATCTCGTTCGCACACCCGCATGACGGGCTCATCCAAGGCATCACAGGGGGTGGTGACTCGCCGGCCATCGGCTTCTCCCCGGACTACGCCCTCCTCTCGGAGTACGGGCTATACACGAACTATACGGCTTTTGACGGCGCGTTCTTCCCCGCCATCTCCCGGCGGCCGAACGCAAAGTGTCGCATCGAGACGACGCCGGGCGTGTACAACTCCCCCGCGCACGAAATGTACCGGCAGGCGCTCGCGGGGAAGGGACGCTTCCAGGCGGTTTTCCTGGCGTGGTGGCAGGACAGGGCGTGTGCCGTTCCGCCACCACGCGACTTCGAGCCGACCCCGGAGGAGAAGGACTACAGGAGGAAGATCGCGCTTTTCGAGGAGGAGTCCATCAACAAGAAGTCGTGGTACGCCTACCCGGTGGCAAAGCCCGTGACGGACGGGCACCTCTACTTTCGGCGCCTGGCGCTGGAGACGGAGTTCCACGGCGACCCGCGCCTCTTCGATACGAAGTACCCGCCGAGCCCCTTCGAGGGATGGGCTGTGTCGTCCAGCCCGACGATCCCGATGGAGCCCCTCGCGGAGATGCTTCGCACCGCGCGCCCCGTGCAGTACGGGGAGGAGGTCTTTTTCGAGGACCGGGAGCACGGGTGCCCGTACCTGATCACGGTGGATGGCAAGGGCTACGGGAAGAAGGGCGACCCCGCGGCGATGACGCTGTGGAATATGTGGGACTGGAAGGAGGCGGGGTCGTGGTCGGGGGACGAGGACCCCGGACAGATCGCGCCGCGTATCCTTCGGTGGCAGCGACTCTACGACGCGGACGTGATCGTAGAGACGAACAAGGACGGCGTAGCGGCGGCCTTGCAGGCGGCGAACTGTCCGAAGCTCCATTGGTCCGGCGCGCAGCCGGGTTGGTACAGCACGGAGGCCAGCAAGTCCGCAGCGCTCATCGCCCTGGTGAACATGCTGCGCGCCAGGGAGGTGCGTATTCTGTCCGAGCCTACGCTGAACCAGCTATCGACCTGGGACGGAAAGACACGCGCACAGGAAAGTGGGCGCAGAAAACACCATTGGGATCGCGCGATAACCTGCCTCATCTTCGCCTACGCGGTCCAGGTGCTCGGGCACCAGCGTCGCCCGCAACCCCCACCCCCCGAGAGCCGCGTGATGACCGTCGGGCGCTTCCTGTCCGGGTACGAGACGACGTCGAAGGGGCGGGTGCTGGGCCAATGACGAACAAGCGACATTTTCTTCTGTGCCCTGGTAGGTGATGGAGCCTGCCGCGATCTACAACGAGATTGAGCCCTACGCGGCGCAGTGGATCCGCAACCTGTCCGAAGCCGGGCACGTCGCCCCTGGAGCCGTCGATGCTCGTTCCATCCGTGACATCCGCGCAGATGACCTTGTGGGCGCTACCCAGTTCCACACCTTCGCCGGCCTCGGCGCCTGGTCCTACGCTCTTCGGCTCGCCGGGTGGCCTGACGACCGGCCCGTCTGGACCGGCTCCTGTCCCTGTCAGCCCTTCTCTGTCGCCGGCAAAGGACGCGGCACCGCAGACGAGCGGCACCTCTGGCCCGAGTGGTTCCGCCTCATCCGCGAGTGCCGCCCTGTCACGGTCTTTGGGGAGCAGGTTGCAAGCCCTGACGGCCTCGCGTGGCTCGACGCTGTTCACGCTGACCTGGAAGGAGCAGGCTACACCGTCGGGGCGGCCGTTCTTCCTGCTGCGGGCGTCGGGGCTCCGCACGGGCGACACCGGATCTTCTTCGGTGCCTACCGGGTGGCCCTCCCCGGGCGCGAAGGACGGGAGCAAGTCGGTGCGGACGCTCGCGGGAGCCGAGGCCGAGGCGATCCGGAAGGGCTGGGGCAACGACCTTTGCACGGCGGCCCTTGGGACAACCCCGACTGGCTCCCCTGCCGAGACGGCAAAGCCCGGCCAGTTGAACCCGGCACATTCCCGCTGGCTCATGGGGCTCCCGCCCGAGTGGGACGCCTGCGCGCCTACGGCAACGCCATCGTCCCGCAAGCCGCGGCCGGCTTTGTGAGGGCGTTTATGGAGGTGTCCCGATGAACGCTGATCAAGCGGTCCGCCGCATCGGAGGGGCGTGATGGAGCGGCCGAGCTGCGGGCGATGCTGTCACCTGCGCCCCGGAGAAGGTCGCGGCTGCGCTCGATGCCGAGCGCGCAGCGAAAGTGGACAAGTAACCGCCTACGCGGTAGCCTTCGCGTCGGGAGAGCCTGCCCTTGTCGTCCACCGCTACATCGAACTGGCCCACCATTATCGACCGCCACGTAGCTGCGTTCAAGAGCGGCGAGAAGAAGGCGTGGGATCGAAACCTCCAGACCTTCTTGGGGAACTACTGGGCGGGGACGACGGTGGGGGAGAGCGAGGCGCAACTGATCAAGACGAGCACGAACTTCGTGCTCCCCCTGGTCGAGACAGCGCTGTCGAACCTCATCCCCCCGAACCCCCAGGTGACGCTGAACGCCCGGAGGGCCGCCGACCGGGAGCAGATGGACCAGGGACAGGTCATCACGAACTACGCGCTCCAGCGCGGCAAGTGGCGGAAGGAACTGGGCGTCGCCGTCTACAACACCATCCTTTGCGGACGGGGCCCTGTAAAGACGACGTTCGACTTCGACACGGACCTACCCATCACGCGGTTTATCGACCCTCGTAACTACTTCTTTGACAAGACCGCCCAGCGGTTTGACGATATGAAGTACGAGATCGAGGTCACGCTGCTGTCGAAACGGCAGATGCAGCGGAAGGTGGATGAGGGGGTCTACCCGACCTGGGCGGTCGAGCGGCAGAGTGCGGAGACGTACCCGACCTGGCTTGTTCCGGGGGACCGCAAGGAGATCAACAGCCTTCGGGACTACCAACAGTGGTTCATGGTCTACGAGGTCTACGACCGCGAAGCGGGGAAGGTCTTCCATTATCTTCCGAGCGACAAGCGGCCGATCCTGGAAGACGATCTGATCTTCCGTCCGTACGACCTTCTCACCTTCACGTTCAACGGGACGGATTGCGGGGGAGTGAGCGAGGTATCGCTCATTATGCCGAACCAGGAGGAGTACAACTGGACGGAGACGTTCCTGTTGAACAACCTCCGGTACAACGTCCCGGTCGAATACTACAACGCCAAGATGACATCGACGGACAAGCAGAACGCGCAGCTCTCCGCGCCGCTCGGCTCCCGAGTGCCGGTGAACGTCCCGGAGGGGCGGTCCCTTCCCGAGATGTTCTACAACCGGCCTCAGCCGATGGTGCCCCCGATGGCCCAGGAGATGCTGTCGCGTAAGCGGGAAGGCATCTCCTATGTCAGCGCACTTTCGGACAGCCAGCGCGGGCAGACCATCGGCGCGAAGACGGCGACCGAGATGGAATGGATCAAGCAGCAGATTCGCGACCGCCTGGGCCCGCGCATCGCGGAGATCGACGCGCTGACCGAAAGCGTGGCGACCAAGCAGTTCTTCCTGGCCCAGCGTTTCATGCGCGAGGAGAAGGTGGTGCAGCTCATCGGGGACAAGGAGTGGCGTACCGTCAACCCTTTTACCCTTGAAGGCGTGAACGCAACCTTCGATGTTGTCCCGTACAACCCCTTGAAGGTCAACGCCGCCGTCCGCATCGAGACGCTGCGGAACCTCCTCCCGGTGGTGACGGGGAACCCGTACGTGAAGCAGCGCGCCTTCCTCGCCGCCATCTTCAAGGACGTGGAGATGGGGTCGCCCGAGGATCTCCTGTACACCGACGAAGAAGTGGCGGCCAGGCAGGCTCCCCCACCCGGCGCACCCCCCGGCGCACCCCCCGGCGCACCCCCCGGCGCACCCCCCGGCGCACCCCCGATGAACCCGTCCGCGCCGCTCGGGGAAGAGATGCCCCCGATGGCGCCGGGCGACCCTCTCCCTGGAGGCCCCCAGCCATGAACACCGTACGTGACCTACGCTGCCCGGACGGGCACTACGAGATCAGCGTCTTCTACAAGCTCGTGGACGCGCCCCCCAGATGTCTGTGCGGGAAGGAGCGACTGCCCTTCTACGCGACACGCGAGATGGAAGGACGGACGACCCTGGAGCACGCAGCGGAACAGGTCGGGACCTTCCGCCCGGTGAAGTACGACGGCGTCGTCTACCAGGACAAGGCATCCCTGGACGCGGTCCTGCACACCTACGCGGACAGGCAAGGCGTACCGCGAGACAGTTACGCTTTTGAGACGCTGGGGAACAAGGCCCAGCGCGTCGATGAGAGCCGCCATCGTGCGTGGGAGAAGCGAAAGCGTGAAGGCTTCGACACGCAGAAGTTCAAAGATTACCAGCGCGAACAGACCGCAAGGAGCACCCGATGAACATGCCCCCCGACCCGATGAACATGCCCCCCGACCCGATGGCATCCCCCAAGAAGTCCGCCGCAGCAGAAGGCAGCGCCGCCGAGATGGTGATGGCGGCCAAGACCAGCGGGGCCTTGAAGCCCCTGGAAGACGTGATGATGGAGGAGGGATGGCCGATGGACGCGGGGACCGCGTTGCTGCTCGCTCAGAAGAAGCAGGCCCCGGGGACGCAAGGAAAGACCCCCGAGGAACTGGCACAGATGCTCCGCGACGACCCGGGCGTCTACAAGGATCTGGAGGCGCTCCAGCCAGGTGGCGCCCTGGACGCCTTCGCCAAGAAGGTAGGGGACGGTGAGGCGCCGCCAATGTCCGATGACGACGCAGAGATGGAATCTGCGATGGGTGGGTACTTCAAGGATTCTAAGTCCATGCAGGACGAAGATCCGAAGAAGGGGCTGTCCGTCTTGAAGAAGCTCGGCGCCAAGTCCCCGAAGGATCTGGACGCAGACGTGGGGATGAAGTCGGACTTTATGGCCCGGATGAAGTAGCGGTTCTTTCGTTTTTTGGAGAGAGCAGCAAAGCGCCCGCTCGAAGCGGAAGAGAGAAGTAGTGGCCGACAACGACAACAAGCCGAAGGGACAACCTATCGCCACACCTGGCGAGAACAAGTCCTGGAAGGTCTACGTGGAGGACCCCGACACGGGGAACACGAAGACCGTCCGCTTCGGTGATCCGTCCATGCCGGACAAGAGCCATGACGCCGCGCGCCGGAGGGCGTTCCGAGCGCGGCATAACTGCGACACAGCCAAGGACCAGACCACGCCCCGGTACTGGTCCTGCAAGAAGTGGTGACAGCATGCCCGACATCGAAACCGAAGTATTATCCACCCCTGCGGCCGACTCCGTAACCGACGCTGCCCCCGAGTGGGACGGCTCGGACTGGTCCACCCTGGACCAACAGCCCTGGTGGGCGAGCGTTCCCGAGTCCGCACGGGGGCACTTCAACCAAGCGCACACCGAGCGCACGGAAGCCAAAGAGCGAGCGGACTACTTGGATCGCCTCTTCGGTGCGGACGACGACGCCATCCGGCGGGATCTGGAGTCCGTGACGAAGGAGCGCGACGACTTGAAGAAGTCCCTGGGGGACATCGAGGAGCGCACAGCAGAAGATAAAGAGGAGCAGGAGTACACGCGCCTCTCTACGAAGTACGCCGACATCTGGGCGGACAGCCATCCAGACCCGAGCAAGGACGGAGAGCTGCTGTCGAAGGGCGCCTATGTACGCTTCGTGGAACTGCTGTCGAAGGGGTTCTCGGAAGACGACGCGGCGACGATGGCACGCGCTGTGATGATCACGAAGCCCGCAGCGGTCGAAGCCGCCCCCGTCGAGACGGGCGGCCCCCCAAAGACACGGGACGTGCGGCCCCCGCCCAGCATCGCGCAGGCGTCGAAGGGGGGGAACAACCCGTCCGCGACGGTCAACGCGAAAGAAGCGAACGAATCCATAGACCAGCGTAGACGCCGGCTAATCAAACAATACGAGGCGGAAGAGAAGGGCGCGTAGCTTTTTTTTCTTTACCGTCTACTTGCCACATAAGCGCCTACCCGGTAAGATCACGCTGAACTAATCCGGGAGCCTCAATGGCCGGTGTCGATGTTGCCAATAGCGTCCTGTACGACCTTCGTGGGCCGCTTGAAGATTCTTTCGCCCAGAAGACCCCCCTGTTCAACTACCTGGAGAAGCGTGGAAACGTCTCCACGGAGAAGGCCAAGTGGATCGAGGGCGGCGTCATGGGCGGAAGCTCGGCGCAGGCGACCGGCGTGTACAATGGCGGCGAGACGCTGGACACGACCCGCACCGAACAGTCCCACAACTACCAGATCGCGCCGCACCGGCTCGTATCTGCCATCGCCATTCCAAAGAGGGATCTGATCTTCTGCGAAGGTCGGGCGGCGATGACCAAACTTATGAAGAAGTACCCCGAGTCGCACATCGCCGGCATGGCGAACGACTTCGACCGGTACTTCTTCACCGGCATCTCCAACGGCATCTCGGTTCAGACGAGCGAGATGCAGGGCTGGAACACCTTCAACGGGCAGAAGACATCGGCGAAGGGCGTGCTCGGCGTCACCGTCGGAGCGTTCCGCTTCGAGGCCCCCGCTTCGCAGACCGCGAACTTCCAGAACCTCGCCCGGTCTTCGGCGTACTACTGGTACAATCAGTTTGCCGAGTCCACCAGCGCGGCCGACGTGAAGAAGGTCGTGAAGAAGCAGCACCGCTTGGCCGCCCGCTTCAACAAGCACGGCAAGGGGAACCAGGGCCCCGACGTGATCTGGTGTGATGACGACACCTACAGCGTGTTCGAGGAGCGCCAGGACAGCCAGGTGCGTATCGTCAAGGTGCAGGACGGGATGGACGACGGCGGCAACAGCGCCGTGACCGAGATCCCCATCTACAACGCGAAGCTCATCGCGGCGCAGAACCTCATTCTGACCGATTTCACGGGCGCTGCCGCGAGCGGCGTGTGCTACGGCGTGACCACCGAGGACATCGAGTGGTCGTGGTATCAGAAGCCGACGATGTCGGACTTTGAGGATCGCATCGCCAACCAGGATGCCGTCATCGCGAAGTACGAGATGATGGGAACCCTCCTCTTCACCAATCTTCTCACCCATTTCGCCGTCACCGGCACCGCTCGCGCGTAGTCGCGCAGGCAGGGAGTCTTCGCCATGCTCATCGCTCTTGTCGGTGCTATCACCTCTACGGATTCCGGTGTGTCGTTCCCGAGCGGTGTCTACCAGCTCGGCGCACGCACAATCGTCGTGGATTCCGTCTACGGCGTGCGGACCTGGAAGTACGTGTACAACGCGGAGGCGGCTACTGCCTACGCGGCGGGTACTGTCGTAATGAACCAGACGGCCACCGCCACGCCGGGCCGGACGCTGATCGCCGCTGCGGGCGTTTCCGCACACCGCATTGAGGGTGTCGCTCAGCACGCCATCCCGGCACAGTCCTGGGGCTGGATTCTGGCTGAGGGGCTGGGCCTGGTCATCGCGGACACGGGCGGCTTCACCGTGGACACCGGGCTCATCCCGGGCAACGCGGTTGCCGGCACGGCCGACGACGCAGGGGCGACCGGCGCCATCTTCGCGCTCGCCCTGGCGACGACCCTGGCGACCGCTTCCGGGGTGTGCAAGATCCGCTGCGCCTTGTAGGGAGGCCCCGCGTTTCGACATTGGCATGCTGGGGGCCTGGGGCTTTCCTACCTGGGCGCCGTGTGCTATGCAAGCGCACGCCGTCAGGAGGGCATAGCCGATGAACCGTGGTAGCATCCGTGCAAACGTGCTCTCCCGCCGCTCGTGGCATGCGGACGTGGACACGGCGTTCGTCGCGGAGGTCAACACCGTTTGCATCGACGGCGCCGTAAAGCGCCTGGCGAGCGAGGTGCCCGAGGCGTTCCTCCCCGACAAGGAGGTCGTCTACCTCTACACGGACGAGACGCACGACACCCTGGGGCGCACGGTCGCCGCTACGGCGGACGTGTACGTGCTGTCCCTGGGGTTGGCGGTCGCCCCCGGCGCTAAGCCGGTGCTCGTAGACGGCACCCGTGACGGGCTGTTCCATATCGAACTGGAAGACCCTACGGGAACGGGGACCATCTTTCGGCGCCAGTGTCGGGAGTTCTGGCTACAGGTGGGGGGCGTCCACGACGGGCAGTACCTCGTCAGCATCGACCACCCGTGGCGGAACACCGTAGATGCTGGGATGAAGTTTCGGTTGTTTCAACCGTACTTCTACCTTCGCGACAACGTGACGGATCTGGTGGACGGGCGTATCTTCGACTCAGCCCGGCAGCTCCTCGACAACCTGCCAGCAGGCTTTGTGCGCCGTACCTCGCAGGAGGACTTCCGAGGCACGTACCGGGGCCGCCCCGAGGCGTTCTCCCGATGGGAATACTTCCAGCTTGCGGCACCCAATCGCGCACCTATAGCGGGTATTCCGGAGGGCGCCGGCCCGCCGCCGTGGGTGGGCCCGGAGCCCATCGGGGCGTTCAAGTATCGCTATACCTACGTGTGGGGGAAGAAGGACTTCGAGGTGGCGGCGCCGGGCGGGTCCTACGATCCGATCTGGGAGTCCGCCCCGAGCCCTGAGAGCGGGTCGCATACGGTCGGGAGCTTGATCGCAGCCGTCGCGTTGACGATGCTAACGAACATCGACTTTCAACTTGGCTTCGGGATCATAGGGGCGCTGCGCTTCGGACGCTCCGGGCTACGGAAGCGGATCTATCGAGCGCGTTCGACAGTCGGGTTGGCAGGGGGCCTGGAGCAAGCCATCGAGTTCCCCAATATCTACTTCTTCTTGGCGGAAGTGGACGGGGTAGCTACGACGTTCATTGACAACGGCAGCATCATCCCCGACTACCACCGACGGCTCCCGGAGAGCCGAGGGTACTACGCCTGGGCGCCGGTTCCCCACCAGGACGCCACGTATCAAGTCGATCTGCGCGTATACCGGCGCCCGTTGCAGCTTCTCGTGGACAGCGACGCCCCGGCGATCCATCCCGACTTTGACGATCTGTTCGAGGATCTGGTGCTGTCTCGCCTGTGCGAGATGGACAAGAGCCCCGAGGCGGCGCTGTTCTACGAGAACAGCTTCAAGACCCGTGTAGAAGCCTATCGGGCGAAGGAAGCCAACCCGGCCGCCTTCATCCCCGCGATGCCGTGGCAACCGGACAACGTCTATCGCGACCCATTTCGGTACGCGCCGTACGTTTCCAAGTGAGTGGAGAGAACAGCATGCCGAACCAGACCTTTTACGAACAGCCCTACCTGGGCCAGCCCTTCAAGCGGGTTCAGAACGAGTTCGACGTGGAGTACGGCGCCGTTACCGGCGTGAAGCTCACGGGGGACTTCGTGCGGGATGGCGTCACGATGCAGGCGTGGACCGCAACCATCGAGAGCGGCATCGCGCACGCCTTCCGCTTCTACCATTCGACGCCGACGGGCGAATGGCGCCCGCTGGAGGCCGCGGAGATCGCCACCGCTCGCGGTGCTGCTGTGCTCGGGGACGTGGTAGACAAGGCGACGTTCCTGGCGCTGGTCGAGCGCGTGCAGGCGTTGGAAGCGACGCTGCGTACTTTTCCTGTTTCGGAGCCCGAAGGTGCGGTCCCCGCGCCCGCGAGCACCTCCGGTGGTGGGCGGGCGTCGCGCGTTGCCGTAGCTACAGGGTAGGGCAATATGGCGGGGGAAAACATCAACTTCCCGCTCCCTCTCATTGAGAGCGGGCAGAAGTACGCACCTGGCTCCCTCGCTTTTGAAGTGTTGAACCTGCAACTGACCGCGGACGGAACGCTGCGGGGGGTGCGCGGTCCTGCTCCGCTCATCCCCGACTACGGGAGTGGCTACCCGTGGCCGGGTAGGGTCTTCGGGGTGTACCACACGCGGCTGGATCGAGGCATGCGTGAGGTGACGCTCGTACGCTCCGGGGCACAACTACTGGAGCAGGCGGGGTGGGACGTGTCGGGAGCGACCGTGCGGTCGCTCGCGCCCACAGCGCTCTCTCAGGACCCCAACGCCCGCTTTCCCGATCAGTTCTGCGAAGTCGCAGGGAAGATCGTCTGGTGCAACGGTGTAGACGCGCCGCTGATCTACGATGGGTATCGCGTGCTCCCCCTGGGCTACGAGATGCGGCCCGGAGCGCCGAGCGTGACAGGGCCAGGAGACACGGGGCACCCGGTCTTTCGGAACCAGCTCGGGTACTCGCATCCAGGAAAGATCGGTTCCGTAGGCAACTTCTTCTCGGTACAGTCGGGCGCGATGCTCGCTGGAAACTGGTACTATTATGTCCAGTTCGAGGACCAGTTTGGGAACCGCTCGACGCTGTCCGGACCCGGCGGACCCGTCGTGTTGCGGCAGGAATACACGAAGGACCTGTACTGGATTGACTACGACAACTACGATTCTTCTACGGTGTTGTACCCGGGCACTCCTTTGGGGCTTCTGTCCGTCAACCTGGACGACCTGACACGGCAGTTCCTCGTGTCGGGGCTCCCTGTTGGCCCCGACGGCACCGTGGCCCGCATCGTTTACCGCAGCCAAGACTCGCTCCGCAACGATCCGGCACCGCGCTTCTTAGTGCGGATAGATGACAACATCACCAGCATATTCCCCGACAATACGCCCGACTCTGGCCTTGGGGCGGTCGCAAAGGACTACATCCAGGTCCCGCATTTCGGACTAGCCTGCGAGTACGGCGGATGCTTGGTGGTGGCGGACGGGCGGAACATACGAAAGAGCGAACCCGGCTTTCCTGGTAGCTTCACGCGGACGATGTTCGTCCCGATCAACGATGAGCCCACGGGGCTGTTCTCTTTCGCGGGCAGGTTGTACGCGACCACCGAAGAGGACATCTTCTCCATCGAGGAAGCGAACGGAGGGCTACGCGCTCGTCCCCTGTCCGCGGGAACAGGTCTGGTTGCGCCGTCGTCCGGAGCAGCGACGGGCCTGGGGGTGTTCGTCGGGCTGGGGCGCGATGGCTTCTGGAGCATGGACACCGAAGAGGCGGTTCGCCCCCTCTCCGAAGAGATCCGCCCCCTGTTCAAACGGCTGAACCCGGGGATGCTTTCTCGCGCAGCCGCAGTATGGAACCCCACGACACGGGAATACCTGTGCGCGCTGCCGGAAGCGGGCACGTACGGCAACAGCCTCCTCGTGGCCTGGGACGGGGCCGGCTGGCGGCGACAGCGGCACGGCATCGCCTACGCGGGGCTGTGCGTCACGAAGGACTGGCGCCGTTACGTGCTTGCCGCGGGGCGTAAGGCGTCGGAGAACCAAGTCTTTGTGCTGGACCACGAGGTCGCAAGCTACGTGCCGCCTACAAAGACGTATGCCTACCGTAGCCAATGGCTGCGGATGGATGCCTTGGGACGGGAGCGCTTCAACGTGGACAGCGTCTACGTCGGCATCGTGGAGTCCGGGAAGGGCACCGACATCACTTGGCAGACCTGGAAGCACAACTCCAGGGACGTTGCCATCGCGACGGGGACCGTCGAGATGACGAACGCCGCCACGGTCGAGGTGCTTGACACGCTGGTTCTGGGGACCGGCAGGACGCGCACCCCGCGGCTGACCTGGAAGCGTTTCGACGTGCGGATCAAGTCCGTGGAGAACTTCGCCTTTGACCTGACATCGACGGCGCCTATGCACATCGCCGCTTTCAGCTTCGATGCGTACCTAGTGGACGCTTCCGGAGCCCGCGTGAGTCGCCAATGAGTATTTTGATCCTGGACACAGAGACAACGGGCCTCCCTTCTTCGGAATGGGCGCGAGTCATCGAGCTTGGCGCGGTCGTGCTCCATCCCCACCGGGACTATGCGGAGATCAACCATTTCCACACGTTCATGCTCCCTGTAGAGGGGGTCGATGACCGTGCGGACAAGGCGTTGAAGCATAGTGGGATCACGCGAGAGGATCTGGTTGGTGCCCCCCGAGAAGGAGATGCCCGGAGCGCCTTCTACCGTTGGTTAGCGCAGCATCAGGTGACGGAGGTATTCTCGTACAACCGTGTCTTTGACGAAGGGATGTTGGTGCGGTCAGGTTTTACGCTGCCCTGGGCGGGGTGCGTGATGCGGATGTCGCGCGACCGGATGCCGGCACGAAAGAAGGACCCGACGCTGGCGGATGCCGCCAAACACTTCGGCGTCGGCGTTGCGGAGGGGCTGCATCGCGCGCTCCCCGACGCGCGCCTGGCCGCCCAGGTGTTCGCCGCCATCCGTAGGGGGAAGTAGCCGATGCCCCATATCTTCCCGCAGCGCGCTTTCCGGGTGGGGGAGGTTGTGGACCCCGACACGTTGAATGAGGTGTTCCAAGAGGTCGCCGGGAAATTCGCCGGGCGGCTGAACGAACACGACGTATCTTCGGACTTGAAGACCAAGATAGGGGTTGCCGACGAGGCGTACTACGACGCGCACCAGATCAAGCGCGCGTCCGACCCGTGGTTTACGTTCGCTGTGCCGTCGTATGCCGTTGTGGACGGAAACCCAGCAGGACAAGCCGCTGCGGACGTTGAAGATTCGGAAGGATGGCAGCGGTTGATTGACGTGGGGGGCACACAAGATATGAGCCTCACCCTCACGACGGGGGAAGATACCCTGGTGCTGTTCGCGCAGATGCAGCACGTCGGCTGGCGCAGCACCGGCATCACGCCGAGTGCCCCTGAAATCAACAGCCCTTTGCGGCTCCAGTACGCCCTTCGCGTGGACGGGGCGCTTCTTGACGACACCATCACGGGTGCAGCCGTGTACCCCGACACGCCACCGCAACAGTGGTATCGCGCAGAGCCCGCGACAGTCGCGCCCGTGACCGCTGCGTACGACTTCGACTACCGGCACATCCAGTACCTTACTGGGACCATCGGGATCTCCTGCGCGATGCACCCCGTTCGCGTCGTGCGTGCGTTCCCCGTCACAGCAGGGAGCCACAGTATCGAGGTGGTAGCGCGACGCCTGCCTGCGGCGGACTACAAGACGGATAACAGCCAGGAAGGCGCGACCGTCCAGGTGTTCAACCGGCGCTTGGTGGTGCTCCGAATCAAGGGGGGTTCTCCGGGGTCCAGCGACATCCCCAGCGTAAACATCCAGGCGTTCAACGACGGGCAGGTTGTGGCGGCGGCGGACATAACCACGAACGCTTTCTCGGTGCTGTCGGCTACCGCAAACGACCTGGGGAACGCGAACCTGGAGCGCGGGGTGTTCCGGAACCAGCACCTCCCCAGCGTCGTGTACGGACCTGTTGCAACGCCGATCAGCCCGGCGGTCCCTACAGCGATCTTTAGCGGAGTGTACCCAGGGTACGGCGTGAACAGCGCCGCCTGGACCGTCATCAACGACGGGCTGGGGGTGAACCTCCGCATCGTCGGCCCCACAGCAGGCCAGTGGGATCTCGTCGCCAACCCCGGACTGTTCGTGGTCGTTGCGAACGTGGACGTGTTCGACATCCGGCACAATCCGACGACGGCGCCAATCGACATTCAAGCCATCGTAGTGCTCGCGCTGCGGATCACGAACTCAGTGGGGACGGTGACGCTGTTGGGGGAGACGGAGGTGTACATCAACGGACACAACCCCGACCCCGAGGACCCGACACCCACGATGCGGGCGGTCCAGACGGACGCCCCGCTCATGTGGGCCATCGACAGCACGCAGCTTTCCGCGCCCAACAGGCGCATCACGCGCGTAGAGGTGGTGGGGTCCGTGTGGGACGCAAGCTACGGCGGGCGTACGGTGGAGGTGCGTACCCAGCGGGGGATGATCTACGGCTTCGTGTTGAAGGGAGTGTACCTCTAAGTGCCTGATATTACTTACAGTTACGTCCCTATTACGGGCAGCGTTCTCACGTCGGCAGGGCTGAACGCGAACTTCTACCAGACGACCGCGGGCACGTCGATCCACGAGACGAGCAACGGGCACCTGGAGATGCTGAACTTCGACCCGGCTTTTCGGGTTCAGTCGTACCACGTCCGCCCGGGGCAGGCGGGCCAGGCGAACAGCGTCGGGCGCACCCAGTCGAACGACTACTTCTCCGACCTATCTACGGGCTTGTCCAACGAGTACACGCCCATCGCCGGCTGCGGGATCACCTTCTATACGGACTACGACATCTCGATGGCGATGTTCTTCGCTTCTGGGTTCTGTACGATCTGGCGGCAGTTTGGTCCGTACAGCAGCGCGGCCTGGGCGAATCGTGTTGTTGCTCCAGACATCTCCATCCGTACGTTCTTCGCGTCACCGAACGGGGGAATACGCACGCATGAGCATAGCCAGCGCGACATGCCGCAGACTGTGTTCATCAACCCTGCAAGCCCCGTGGGGCCGCCCCACGTCGGCCGGATCAGCACCGTGGAGCAACGCCTCACGCGGCACTTCAACCTCTCGCACCCCAAGATGGTGGGTGGGGTGAGCCCGTGCGACCAGCTCCTCGCAGGGGAGCACACCTTCGGCCTGGCGGTTCTGGTGAAGAAGAACCTCGCAGGGCAGGACACGAGTTCCGATGAGGAGGCATGGCGCCTACGCCTCAACGGAGCAGGGTCGTCGGATGCGCGCCCGAGTACGAACTTCTCGGGCATCCAGCGGGTACGCTTCTACGTCCGCAACGCCAGCGCGATCCGGTTGTTGTGACGGAACGCCGATAGCGATAGCCTACCGTTTTAGGAGGTTCTCGTATGGGCCCAGAGCAGATCATGGGGATCATCGGGGGCGCTGCGGCGCACCTTCAAGGCATGGCCGGAGAGCTATCTCCTGCTGCGGCGGCGCAGCGTAAGGAGTTCAAGAAGGCGCGCACTCGCTTGAAGACCGGGGAGTACGGGTACTCTCAGGCACAACAGCAGAAGGCACAGGCGATGGGGAACCAGCAGCTCCAGGCGCAGGCGGCCCAGCAGCAGGCAGACGTCGCACGGGCGTCTGCGGGGGGACAGCTTGCAGGAGGGGCGCTCACGGAGGCCCAGCGTGCGATCTCTCAGCAGCAGGCAGCAGGCGCCGCGCAGATCGCGGGGCAGGTCCAGCAGGAGAGCAACGTAGCGGCGCAGGCGCAGTATGCGGCCGACCAGGCGAACGTGGACGCTCAGGCCCAGCGCATGCGTGGGTTCTGGCAGAAGCAGGCAGACATCTCGCTCCAGACCACGCAGGGCGGGGCGGGTGCTGGCGACGGCGGCGGCGGCGGCGGCGGCGGACAGGATTGGTCGGGGGTGTACGGCGCGAAGGCGACGCAAGAACCGTCTACGGGTTCCACCAGAATGGCGAGAGGGTAGGCACATGGCAAGAAGTCTTTCTGGGTACGATACTGAGCGTCTCGCGTTGGAGTACGCAGAGATCGAGTCGAAGGAAAAAAACGTCCTTCGGGCCAACATTATTCGCGCCCTGGAGCGCATCGCAGGCAATCGCCAGGAGGCGCTTACGAAGCTCTCCGGGGAGATTGCGGAGACGAAACGCTCCTTTGCGGATGCTACGGCACGGTACTACGGCAGCACAGGCGCAGGCAAAGAAGCCGCATTTATGCGGGCGGTTGTCGATATGGCCGAGCTGGCGGTGACGGCGCCCCTTGACTTCGCCAAGGCGGCTTACGCGCCGGACACGGCGATTCTGGATTACGTGCAGAAGGAGGCGAATCCGAACAACGACGCGAGTACGACGGACGCCACAACACAGATTCCTCAAAAAGCATGGAAAGCCTTCTACTCAAAGGTAGTCCCCGAAGCGGGGAATCTGCGAGGGACGTACGACGCGATGGAGAGCAGGTACGGGAAAGACACGTACTCGCTCGCGACGGATAGGGATCTGGGGGGGCGCCGCGCAGCCGTGCTCGATAAGATCGAACGGGAGAACAAAGGCGCCGACGTATGGGAAAAGTCGTACGCTTCCTTCGCAGGTGTGAAAGGCGCCTACGACACGTTTGTAAAGGAGCAGGGCGCGGACCCGAACGACCCGGAGACGCTGAAAGCGTTCTACAACAGCACGGGGATGACGGCTCGCTTGCCTCTCTTGAAAGACCCTGCGTTCATCGGGCAACTGGCCGCCGCGGTGCAAGCGCCGAGGTCGTTGGAGCAGGAACTCTTTTTGGAGGTCGGGCGGTCGGGTGTTGCTGGACTTGACGAAGAGGCGAAGTTTATGCGGGGGCTGCTCCCCAAGGACGATGCTCCGACTACGGCGGACACGGCGGACACGGAGCGGGATCTCCTCGCATCGTGGATCAAGCGCCCAGACGTTCAATGGTGGGCCAAGCAGAACAATCTGAACTTGGGGACTACAAAGGAACTGACCGAGCAGATGAAGGCGGACATCGCAGCCGGGAAGTTCCCCGGCGCGGTGTACACGAAGTACGGCGTCTACATCCCGGGGCCGGACGACTTGAAGGCGAGACAGTTCGCCAAGGGGCAACTGAATCGCGACCCGTCGAAGAACCTGTTCCGAGCGCTCGGCATAGGGCGCGGCGGCGGTGGCAGCGGGCCGCAGACCATCGTGGAAGTGACCGTCGGGAAAGACCCTGCGCTCTACAAGGACCCCGACAGCGAGAAGTTCTACCGAAACCCCGAGACGGGGAAGTACATACCGTTGGCGGAACTGGAGAAACACACAAGGCCCGTCTACGCCTACGAGAACGGGCACGTCGCGCAACGCGCTGACGGCGTGTACGTCTGGTCCACGGACGAGGGGGAGACGTGGTCGCCCATCGCCAAGTCCGCCGGGGAGAAGATGGTAGCGGAGGCGAAAGTTGCCGGGCGGGACGATATTCTGACCGCAGAAGCCCGAGGGCAGAAGATGGTCGCGGAGGCGAGGTCTCTCAAGGAGAAGAAGGACGCAGAAAAGCTCGCCGCCGAAGGTATCGCCGCCGCGGAGATGGTCGCCCTTGCCTCCCGCACCCCCATCACAGCGGTGGTCGGGATGGAGGCCACCGACGAACCACCCCCGGAGGACACGTA